TGGCAGTAACAATCGACGCAACAGCGGGCGGCGCAAACGCCAACAGCTACATAACCCTGGCCCAAGCTGACGCCTACGTCGAGGCGATGATCAGCAGCACGGATGTCAGCAAGTGGAGCACCGGCACTGATGACACACGCAACCGGGCGTTAGCAGCAGCGACGCAACGCTTGGATCGTGAACGGTTTTTAGGCGCACGCGCCACAGATACGCAAGCATTGCAATGGCCGCGTACTGGCGTGCGAAAGCCCGATACTTACGTCAACACGTACGCCACTGGCTTTCCTTTTCGAATCTCTGAGGATTACTTCACCGACGAAGAGATCCCGGATCAGATCAAGCGGGCTCAGATTGAGCTTGCTGTTTACCTGAAGAACAACACGGACGGCATTAGCCTGAGCGGTCTGAACGACTTCAAGAATGTGAAGATCGGCAGTCTTGATGTCACGCCTGATAAGTCTGGCGCTGTTGGCGCTGATCACGTTCCTCCGATGTTTGAAAGGTACTTAACGGGTCTTAGAATTAGTGGACCAGGCAACATCGCTATTAAACGGAGCTGACCATGTACGCAGATCTCTCAGGCGGCTTCGAGTTCATCTCTGACACTGCTGCGCACACCGGCAGGTTCAGCAAGGTGTATTTCAAGGAAGACACCGTGATTAGTGCGATCACTGTGAAGAACGCAACCGGCAACAGCTTGGCCGGCGAGACTTTTGTGGCTGACACCTACATCTGCGGAATCATCACGAGCATCACGCTGACCAGTGGCGCTTGCATTGCCTATAACCTCTGATGGCACTTGCTGATTCGCTGGCAAGGGTTGCAAGCAATGTGCTGAAGCAGTTCGGCGGTGATGTGACCGTACGGATTGTCACTGCCGGTGCTTATGACACCTCAGACGGCACTATCGCTGAAACAGAGGATGACACCACGGTGCCGGGCATCCTTGAGGATGTGAACCTGCGTGAGGTGAACGAGCTAGTGCAGGCTGGGGACAAGCGTCTAACGGTTGCCGCTGATGACCTTGCCACCGCGCCTGAGACGAAGGATCGCGTCGTTATTAGCAGCGTTGTTCATCAGATCATCCGTGTGGAGACGACGGAGCAAGACAATACTGCGATCATTCATGAGCTGATCCTGAGGGCGTAATCGTGAAAATCGACTTTGGCGATTTTGTAGAAGAGGTTGCCGAGGCTGTCGTCAAAGAGGCCACGATCGATCTGCATTCAAAGCTGAAGTTGTACGAGGCAGCATCTAGGGGCGGTCTAGGCACACCTGTTGATTCGGGCGTGCTGATCGGCAACTGGCAGATGACCCTGGACAACCCAAGGCAAGGTCGCGTGTTCAATAACACGGTGTATGCAGAGCCAGTAATCACGGGCGAAAACCTGCCGCCGTCTTGGGTCAACAGCAGCGGCACTCCTGAGTACAAAACGAGGCAGGGCACGCAAGTGAACTACCACGAATCAATCCTTGAGGAGGTCGCTGACAAAGACATGCCTAAAATTGTCAGTAGGGCCGTCCGGAGGCTTGGCTAATGGCCGCTGCTGACCTCAACGCAATCCGCGCAACGATTGAGGGCAGGCTTGCCACTGAGCTTGCAGGCAGCCCTGCCTTGCCGGTGGTGTTTAACAACATGGCGTATGAGCCGACGCCAAATAGCTCTTGGGTGCAATGCCTGACCGCCTTTGGGGCTAACGAATACCTAGGCCATGGCCTAACGACTAGCGGCTACAACCGAATCGTCGGCTTGACCCTGATCAACATTTTCACCCCCAAAGGAGCAGGCCCTGGCGCGAACCTTGTCATTGGTAAACGTATTCGAGATTTGTATAATCGAATCATCGTGTCGGGGGTTTTCTTCGACGCTCCAAACGGCCCAGAGGCTACGGGTTCTCCCAGTCCCGAGGGTTATTTCCAAACACAGGTCCGTGTGGCCTTTGAATTTATCGAGGAACTCTGACCATGGCCGTCCTTCGCGGAGAACAAGGCGCAGTCCAATTTGACGCCGCTGGCTCAAGCAACGCCACCATCGTTGGCACCCGCAGCTGGAGCCTTTCAACCACCAAAGAAACTCTGGATGTCTCCAAGCATGGCGACACCTTCCGCAGCTTCGTTGGCAGCATGATCAGCGGCTCTGGCACTGTTGAGCTGGTCTACGACCCTGACGCTACCGGCCAAGCTGCTTTTCTCGAAGACGTTCTGACCACTGCAGATACTGCGGACGCCACGTTTGAACTGTTCACAACTGGCACGACTTCAGGCAGCGATTCTGTGAGCTTTGCCGGAATCATCACTGACATGGAAATCACTTCCACTGTTGGTGAGATTGACATCGTGACCTGCAATTTCGTCACCAGCGGTACCATCACCGGCAACCTTCAGTGATGAGGCTATAGTTTAAGCGGCAAAAGTGTTGCTTAAATGCCTGCATCAAATCGAACCGTTGATCTGCTGGTTGGGGCTTTTGACCTCAACCAGCGTCGCAAGTTTGAACTGAAGAACGCGGAAGGCGAAAAAGTCATCGACCTGTACTTCAAGCCGATCACCCGCGCCGACCGTAAAAAAGCACAGCAGTTGGCTGGTACTGATGAGGCACTGGACATCAGCACCAACATGCTTTGCCAGATTGCAGAGCTTGAGGATGGCACTAAGGCTTTCGCTGCTGCGGATGCGAACAAGCTTCAGCGCCAGTTGCCTGAGTCTGTACTGAATGAGATCGAGCTGTTTTTGTTCGGTCTTGGAGATGATGCCGATCTCGAAGACGCAAAAAACGACTGAAGCAGGACAAGTGGACCTTCTTTGAGTTCCACCTGGCCTGCGAACTAGGCATGACAGTTAGCAGGCTTCGCACAGAACTAACCGATGCGGAGCTTGTTCACTTTGCTGCGTACTACGAACTGAAGTCAGATATGGAAGAGCAAGCGATGCAGCGCGCAAAGCAAAGGCGGCGGTAGTATTGACTTATTGCTGAGCAGCCGTGGCAAAGGACGTAACCCTGCTGATCAAGCTAAACGATCAGGCCAGCGGCAAGATCAGCAAGATCACGAATAGCACTAAGCAGCTCGAACGAGCTGCAAACGGGGCGCAGAACAGTATCCGTCGAACGAATAAAGGAATTAGGGAAACAGGGAGGGCAGCTGATAGAGCGTCGAAAGGAGTTAACAATCTTGGCAAGGCTGTTCGCGGTCTTGCTGCTGGCTTTGGTGTTTTCCAGGCTGGCAAGTTCGTCATTTTCAAAACTGCAGAACTTGAGAAGCAGACGAAGAGCCTTGAGGTTCTGACTGGCTCGCTAGGCAATGCTCGAAACATTATCAGCGAACTGCAGCAGTTTGGTGCGGTGACGCCGTTTACTAGCTCGGAGCTGATTGAAACGGCTAAACGCCTTAAGGCTTTTGGCTTCCAAACAGAAGAGGTCGTTGATGTCACTAAGCGGCTAGCTGACGTTGCTGGCGCGACTGGTGCTGACCTTGGCGGCATAGCTACGGCGTTTGGTCAGATCCAAGCGAAAGGAAGGTTGCAGGGTGAGGAGCTGCTGCAACTGCAAGAGCGTGGCGTCAGCCTCCAAGACGAGCTGCAGAAGATGTATGGGCTGACTGCGGACGAGTTCCGCAAGGCGCTAGAGGGCGGTCGGATCAGCGCAGATGCTGTCAACTTGGCGCTGCAAAACATCACGGACACAGGCGGCAAGTATGCCAACGGTGCAATCGCTCAGTCAGACACGCTTGCAGGAAAGTTCAGCACTTTAGTTGACGGAATTGAGCGCATAGCACAAAAAATTGGCGAAAAGCTAAGCCCTGCCTTACAGGGTGCCCTTTCGATTGCCATCAACCTTGTTGACAACATAAATCGAGCTTTTGCTGCTCGTTCGTTAACAGACTTGGAGAAGCAAGGGTTTAAGCAAGAGGCTGAACAGGAAGTCATGAGGTTTGCCGGGCCAATGCCTGGCGGGCCTTTTGGTGCCGGTCAGGTTGTCGTTAGGCACCTAGGTAAGACGTATAAGGGCTCAGCTTCTTCAGTTGTTTCGCAAATAACAAACGACTTAATTAACAGAGAGGTTCAGCGCAGGGTTGAAGGTGCAAGAGGCCCAACGGTTAGTGCGCCAAAGATTGCGACCGGACAGCCACCTGCATTGCTGTCAGGAAGAGGAGGCGGCGGTGGCGGTGGCAATGGCAGCACCACCACTGATCCATTGGCAAGCCTTAAGGGGCAGGTCAAACAGCTTGAGCTGAGGAATGCTTTGGCCGCAGCTGGCACTGAACAAGAAAGGGTTCAGGCACAGCTGTTGTTTGACATTGGGGAACTGACTGCAATCAGGACTGAAGACAATGCGAAACTGGTCGATCAAGCAATCAAATTGACAGGCAAGCTGGTCTATCAAAACCAGCAAAACCTTGAAGCCAAACGCATAGAAGACGAAAGGGCAAAGCAGGCCAAAATCTTGAACGACCTGTACCAACAGGTTGGCAACACAATCAGCACAGCAATCGTTGATTCGTTGATGCAAGCCAAAAGTGTCACTGAAGCCCTCGGCGGCGCGTTACAAGGCATCGGGCGTCAGCTGTTGCAGCTTGGCGTCAACTCACTGCTTCAAGTTGCCTTTCCTGGCAGTAGCTTATTCTCTGCTCTCCCCGGCTTTGCAAATGGTGGCCGTCCAGCTGTTGGTCGCCCCTCGATCGTCGGTGAGCGAGGGCCTGAGCTGTTTGTCCCTGACCGTGCTGGAACGATCCTGCCTAACGGTGTCGGCATGGGCAGCACGACTATTACTGTCAACGTTGATGCCTCAGAGACCTCAGCTGATGCCAGCAGCGGCCAAGGCGCTCAGCTTGGCAAGGCCATCGGGTTGGCAGTACAACAGGAACTGCTGAAACAGAAACGGCCTGGTGGCCTTCTTGCTGGTGTCTGATGGCAACTTTCCCCTCAATCACGCCCACATACGGCATCCAAAAACGGAGCCGTCCCATTACGCGATCTGTGCGCTTCGGTGATGGCTACGAAGCCAGACTTAAGTACGGACTTCAGCAAAATCCCAAGGTCTATCAACTGACCTTTGAGGTTTCTGAAACTGACTCAGATACCATCGAAACCTTCCTTGATGCCCGTGCTGATGATTCAGCACCGTTTGATTTTACCCCGCCAGGGGAGGGCAGCGCATCTAAGTTCGTTTGTGAGAGCTGGAGCAAGTCGATTCCGTACTTAAATCGCGCCACAATCAACGCCACCTTCCGCCAAGTCTTTGAACCGTAATGGCTTATACCGCTTGGGCTGCTAGCACCGCGTTTGCTGTTGGCGACGTTCGACGCGCCACGACATCGCAAAACAACGGCATAGTTTTTGAGTGCATTGGAGCTGGAACATCAGGCAGCTCAGAGCCTGCGTGGCCTACAAGCCTTTTTAATGTAGACAGCACCGTTGACACGGCTGATGCAGATGCGGTCGCTGGCAACTGTTTGCTTGTTTTTAACGATCAATGCGTAATAACTGGTGCCGTTGTTGATGGAACGGTTACATGGAAAGCAATCAGCAGCGTCTATGACGATGTTTCTGCGTTGGCTCCTAGTGCAATCATTGAGCTGTTTGAGCTTCAACTAGACAACACACTTCACGGAAGCACTGATGTTTACCGTTTTCATGCAGGCAGTAATGCTGATGTAACAGGCAACATTGTGTGGGACGGGAATGCTTATACACGCATGCCTGTAGTCGCTGAGGGCTTCGAGATGCGTTCTACTGGTGCTCTGCCTCAGCCAACTCTTACGATTGCCAACCTTGACGGCAACATGACCACTGTGTTGGCTCTTGTGAATCAAACAACAGCCGGCAACGACTTAACGGGTGCCACTGTCAAACGTATTCGCACCCTCAAGCGTTACATCGACGGTGAAAGCAGCGCCGACCCTAATGCGAAGTTCCCAGATGAGATTTGGAGGATCTCGCGAAAAGCAACAGAGACACGGGATATTGTCACTTTTGAGCTGTCAAGTGCATTCGATCTTGCAGGCCA